CTTGAAATCAAGTTCGCCCTCGGTTACGCCAAGTTCGTCAAGAATCTTCTTGATAGTATCTGAATCCATGTTTATCTCTCCTTTCTCATAATTTGAATCTGCAACGCCAATAGCTTTGGAAACCTCGTTACACATTTCCTCAACAGTAACGATTCCGAGATTGTCGCTATTAGAATAGCCCACTATTGTCGCCCCAGAGTTTTGCATCGCTGGACGATGTTCGCCACCGAGCAGAGTTATTCCTGTGTACTTAAAATCAGAAATAACATAGCAGTCGTCAAAACGACTATAATGATAATCCAGAAATTCTACTTCCATCGACAGTTTTATCCTGTCGCTGTTCTCAATAATATCAATACAGTAATTGGAATAGCCTTTCCAAATATATCCATCACAATACACATAATGCAACCCATCTTCTTCAACAACTTCATAATTGTTGGTTTCGGGGATTAGTCCAACAGGTTGCTCTAGATAAATTTGTCTATTCTTGTCAGAATCAAATTTATCTTCTTCAATTACAATATCGTGTCCGCCGATTTCCAACTCTCCCTCATCGTTTTCTAAAACGTGTGCGAGAATTGGCACATTCGCTATTGTAGCTTCTGCACTGTTAAGCGAATCGGTCTTAAACTTCGTATTATGTAAACTACGCGCATCGTGACAAATTTTGAGTCTCAGTTTTAAAAATTTATCATTGTCAAAATTTTTGTCAACCGAAAAACTCGTAGGAATCTTGTCACGTTCAAACATAATAAACCTCCCTTCCAAACATTACAAGAATACTTTGTTTGTAAAAACAACCCCTTTTATTCCAGTTTCGGAAAAATGATTATCAGGTTTATTCTCAAAAAAGTACATCTTGTTGTGTTCGGAAAAAAGAACATAACCCGACTGTTTGAGTTTATCGGCAACATCTTTATCCATAGTCATAATAAAACGAGGACACCCATTCATCTCAATCAACCTCCCGATATTCATTTCCGACTTCGCTTTCTCGTGTTAATTCTCCTGCATCGCTTAATTCACTTTCTTCAATCTTTTTATCGGACTCGTCATCAGAAGACTTTGTAAAGGAAGTAGAAAGAGCTGTAAGCCTTTCGGGTAGATGAAGAATATCATTTTCGAGAAAGTTAATTCCGATCATATCAAGCGGCTCTGTACCTATGGTCGCACAAGCCATCATTGTAGTCGGCAGACTTGACTGTGCGCCGTTGAGATACATTTTGTAAAGTTCGTCCTTGTTGTACAATGTTGCATCAAGGAATTGAATTTTAAATTTGTATCGTCCCGCCCTCAGTTTTAAAAGCCTATTGATATTACGTTCGACCTGTCTTGAAAGATCGAATACCATTTGCATATCAGCTTTAATAGAAACACTTAGAGTAGCCGATGTTTTATTCTCGTCACCGAATATAAGAGAACTTACGCCTGCATCATTCCAAAAAGTCTTAATAGCATTATTAACATTGTTGTTATCCGCAGTTCCAGCGTTCTCGAAATCAAAATCTTTTGTGTCCATAGGGGTGAGGAAGGCGCCAATATTTTCAGGCAGCACATCAAGTAATGCGCTGTAATATTCAAGCAAAATATCACGGTCAATCAAGAAGTGTCCCTCGTTGTCTGTTGGAACTTTTAATGCAATAACTTTATAATTGTCGATCTCTGCTTTTGCTTTCTTTAATGATTTGTAATCATCAATATCATAAATACCCTCAAATACTCCAAGAAATGGAACAACGGGAAAAGGAACATCGTCAAGTAATTTGATACAAAATTGTCTCTTGGCATCCAATGTCTGCCACCTTATTCCTTCTTCTTTAAATAGGTTGTAGCGTTCGACAAATTCTTCCCCAAACCTTTCTAAATCCGAGGGATACTTTAAGAAGTATGTGAAATCAAAATCATATAAAAAACAACCGTCCTCAATACAACTGATCTTACAGTATTCAGGCGGAAGCGTCCTAATATAAAAAGAGTCCTGCGATTCATAAATGTAACCGTAGAACACATCTTCTTTAAAACATATTTTAAATATTTTAGTCATCTCGTGCCGTATATTCATTTTGTCGAGATAATGCAGAGCCTTAAAATAGCTTTCAGAATATTTCTCCTTATCTTCCTTTACCACTTCGAGTTTAAGCTTATAAGGAACGACTATATAAGAGAATAAGTGCATAGTTGCAAAATAATTTATCAAGCGTTTATAATGTGGGCTAACCAAATAAAGGTGACGCGACATTCGCCTAAGTTCGTCCTGATACAACTCTGGATGATGAATCCATCGTGCAACCGTATCTTTGGGATATTTGCACATAAAATGTAACGGATTGTTCCTTCGGATATATGGATCCTTATTGAGATCGCGGAGAATAAGTCTGCTCAACTGAGAATACTTTTTCATTTCAGGCGTTATTATTTCAAAACCGCCACTGTTTATTTCGTTTGTTTCTATGATACCTCACCACCAATCATTTTCGTATTTTCGGCTTCCTGTAAAAGAAGTCGCAAGTGTTGCGTATGGATTCTCTTTGCTTCTTGCTTATATCTCTTTCAAGTTCACAAGCGATATAGTTTGCATAAGCAAGAGAAGAATATCTGTCTTTTCTGTCATTGCCTTTTTCACTAAGTTTAACCTTTGCTCCAACGACCTCGTATTTAAGATTTATTATTTCGTTAATCATAAGCGAGGTCTGAATGTAAGGCATCATTAACTCTGTTTTCTTTTCGGGAGACAGATTCTTAAATCCTTTGAGAGTATTAAGATAAGCGTCAGCCTCTTGCTCTGTAATAAGCAGCCTGAGTTTACCACGCTTAATATTATCTTTGAGTAATGATGCACAATCACTATTGAATTGTGCCGAACCCTTTATACAATAAAGTATTTTAGGCGGGTTAGAAGAATTGCCTTTATAGTGTTCTGCCATTTCATCATTATTCTTACAGGTCACAGCAGGATATGTTTCGCCAGTATCAGGATCAATCAAATCTTTCATTAATTCGTCCACTACGCCCATACCAACGCCTTGCGCATCTATGCCCATATAGTCACAATTTAATTCCTCAAATATCTGTCTGATTCTTATTGCCTGCGTTTCAGAATGACCACCCTCGAAGTTTTCAAGGTAAAGAATATTTCTTATATACTGATCGTTCTTTGTAGGCAACAATTGCATAACAGTTATCGAAGTAGCATCATTCTTTCTTTTCTTGCTGCCCATAACAGCAATGTCGGCAACTACAATTCTTATTTCGCCATTCTGTTTAATAGGAAGTCTTAGTTCTTTTGTTGGCAAATTATCTGTAGTTGTTGGTAAATAAAATGCGTTTTGAACTTTTCTTGCGTAAACAAGTTCTTCATAATTGAAATACGCATCTTCACTTTCGCCATACCACAAACATTCGTTTTCCATTGCAAAGGAAACAGAGTTAAAGCTTGCCTCAGACATTTCATCCTCGATTTCCTCGCGCATAAGTATTCCCTCCTTTATCGAAAGCTGATAAGGAAGTCCACAGACAAAATATGATTTCTTATCATTAAGCATATTGCCTGCGTATGATTTGACGTGTTCCCACGCCCAATGCTTTTTAAACCATGCAGAACTTAAAAAGATTTGCTTATTTCTTTCTTTAAGGTGTGCATATTCCGGCTTGTTTAAATATCCTGCTTCCCTTGATGAAGTCAGGAACTTTTTCAGAACGGTATCAACAATATGTTTCTTGACCATTCTGAATTCATCTACTATCAGTATATTAGCACGATTGTGTCTGCCATTATCACTTGCAGTTACCGTCTTAACATAAGACCCATTCCTAAAAATGATAAAAGCACCACTGGTATTATTTTTGTACTCCAATATCTCGTTTCTTAACAACGCTGATCTTGGCATTAGTGTTAGAATAATTTTGCTTATTATTTCAGCCGACTGTTCTCGGCTTCCTGCCGAAATACAAATCTGTGTATTTGGGTAAAGAATACAACGTACACAACAAAAGATTGCAGTCAACAAGGATTTACCCTGTCCGCGACTGGCGATATATGTAAACTTCGCACATATATTCATCATTACAAGAAGAATACATTGAAAAGTTTTTAATCTTACGCCTAGATAATCTTCTGCGAATCTGTGTGGGTTAGCTCTATAATAACCACACCATTTATTTACAGCTTTCATTTGGCGTTCTTTGTCTTTAGACCAATTTCTCAAGACTCATCACCGCCAAATATATTTTCAATATCATAGCCCAGTTCGTCATCGTCTTCGTAACTCGGAGGTTCAACGGTGTACTTAGAAATCTCTGAATTGTATTCCGCTTCAAATGCTTCTGTATACTTATTCTTGATTCCAAACATTTTGCAGAAACAACCCAAAAACCAAACTATAATATATCTCTTGATACCATCAACATCTCTAAATCGTTCGTCGGGTTCGTCAATTGGTTCCTCGTCCTCCCATTCTTTGATTTTTAAACCAAAGCATTGATTGTCGGTCAACATCTCATTGTCTGATTTCTGTTTGGGTTGTAAGTTCGCCGAGGATAAACTTGCATTAAACTGATTGACCAATTTAGAAATATCATTTCCTTCTTCAAGAGCCTTTTGCATTTGTAATTGAATTAGACATATATTCTTAATAATTGTTTTTTGAGTAATCTCTTCACACTCAACGTCTTGCGACCATTCTTTGTATTTTGTGTCTAAGAAATGATACCCCTTGTCGTCAAGTCCGAAACCCCAAAAATCTCTGGTTTCCTGAGATACATCATACACCTCGACATCGGGCGCCATCTTGTATATCTCGGTAGCAGATTTTTCAATGTCTTCAAGCACATTGTCTGAATAAGTTTTATCAGCTAACGCCGCTCTATTGTTTAGCAAAGTGATATACTTTGTAACACGGTTTCCGTCATTAGAATCTTGGAATGCCTGTTCTGCCAAATAGTCATTGTAATAAATATCAAGAATCTGACATATGCGCCGATAAGTGTCGTGATAATCCGGAAACGCAATTTTAGTCACGTTGAATAAAGCATTGCAACAGTCATTGCAATACGGCATTCTCATATGATTGTTTGCGTGTAGAAAGTGATTGCTCTTTGGGAACAATCCCGCATTGTCGCTGTCCTTGCCACAAGAACAACAATGAAATGTATTTTGTGCAGCGTCGCCCGCCTGAATACGCAATATGT